ATCCAGGGAACACCACTTGCACCAGTACCAATTGCTACTGTTGATTCATGGATAGAGAATGTAGCTAGTAACTTCAACAATCCCACTATAATTATAGACCCTTGGCAGATGGAAGCCACAGTTCAAAAGTATGAACACAGACTGCGTTGCACTAGGTTTGATGGGCGTTCAGGTAAGTCTAATTATGAGATGGCGGAGTTGCTAAGGAGCCTATTAGTCAACAACCAATTAGCGTGGTATTCTGACCCTGCACCACTACAAGTTGGTAAGAGAAAAGAGACACTTGTTGAGGAGATGGCAGGCCTAATAATCAAGACAACAGGTGCCTCGTACAGATTCGACCACACGAATGGCCTGCACGATGACCGAACAGTATCAATGGGCATGGCGCTAGTCACACTAGCTGGTCAACAACAGGTAGGCCCGTGGGTAGCACCTGGTAGCCTGCTCAAACCTGCACCCACTGATTATAGCCTGCGCACACCTAAGTTCAATGGTATGTTTGGCTTAGGTCTAAAACCGGACAGTGCAGGTCGCAATATATTTGGTTAGCCTGCACTTACCAGATTAAGAGAGTTGTAATGTGCGTAATAGGTTAGCCTGCACATTCCATGTTACAAACTGTGGGCATCGCTGCGCGATAGCCTGCATTGTGTACTATAAAATTGTAGCGGCTCCGCGCCGCCTCCATGCAAAAACATGTAGTGCACTTCGTGCACATCAGTTGTAGTCTGTAGTTGCAGGTCGCTACGCTCCCTGCACAAAAGCGGCGAATTAAAGATATAAATAGTCTTAATCTATTTTTAGTTGCAGGCTATCACCAAACGCTATAAAAATAGGGGTTTCAGCACACCGCGCCGCTGCCTGCACATTAGAGATAAGAGATGTGCGAATATATTTTATTGCCTGCATCGATGTGCACCAAAGCCTATAAATATAGGTGTTTCATGCAGGCTTCTTTTCTTGCCTGCACAATAGCGGCGAATAACGGATATAACTACTCTCAATATATTAAGACTCAACATGTGCGTTATTATTATTTTGCATGTTCACCAAAGCCTATGTTTATAGGGGTTTCATGACATACATTAGAGACACGCTTAGTGCACTATTACCTATTGCGGATAAGCGTAGTATAAATATATTTTTATTATTTTTATTTTTTTTCTATGTATATCGAGTACGGCGTTTTTTTTTTCGATTATTCTTTGTTAGGGGGGGGCACCACCAGTGGGGGGGGTACCTAAAATTTACGGAATAAAAAAAATGACACTATCTTCACAATATCTACTTATTTAGAGATTTGAGTTCTTGTATAAATTTGTACAGCACAAGTGCGTCATTCATTTGTATAAATGGTTTGGAGGCCTTGAACGCAGTTTCAATGCGTTCAAGGACTTCTAGTAATTCAGGAGTCATGTTATCCTTTAAATCTTTTAGATTCTCTTTTAGACTGTTGCTGGCCAAATGTTAAACCATCTTGTATTTTAATAAACTGAGGAATCCTATTAGAGACAATCCCAATCTTATTTGTTGGCAAGGCAAAACAAAGTAAATCACTAGCACCTTGATCCATGTAACCAGCGTCTAAAAGTGCTTGTTCTGTAGGGAAAACATCACAGTGCCTGTCGTTCTCCTTATCAATTAGGTGGTCTTCCCTGCCACCCATAGAAAACAAGTACCTGAAGTTGTGCGGTATCTCACGCTGGTATCTTTTAAAACGAGAAACTTCTTTTGTGTAGGCATAAAATGTAACCTGCTCATGAAGTATAGCTATATCAATCCACGACTGTAGGTAGTCGTCTGAGAAGAAATCACCTGCATCGTGTATCCTCAGGTATTTCAAATTTCTCTTCTTGCGTATCTCAGCACTCATGTCAGTAAACCACTCAGCCTGTTTAAAAATAAAGTGCTCCAAGTTAGCAAGGTGTTTAGCCTTCACCACTGGGAAAAGGTAAGTGCCATTGCGTGCGTAGCACATCTTGGCACACACACCTGCATTAGGGCAGCAGTTGAACCAGCTGCCATCAGACATTTTTACATTCCATGCAGGTATAGTCCAATTCCAGATTCCATCCTTACGCAGTTCAGAATTCTGTGTTAGTAACTTCATGACTTTAGCTCCTTGTTTACTTTGTTAATTCGTTCACCAATCCAACGCATAACAGGCACAGCCATAGAATTCCCTAGAGCTTTATACCTAGGGCCGTCTGGACACAATTCGGCAGGTTTATTCTTCCACGCAATAGATGTGTAGTCGTCAGGAAATCCTTGTAACCTTTCACATTCACGGGGTGTAAGTCTTCTAACAGCCGTACTTTTAATAAGCACATTTTCGCCGCCATTGTTCCTACCTTGTGCGTAGGCAATATCAGAAACACAAGGGTCTTGTGTTCCATGAACAATGTGTGCTGACGAGCCAACGCCTGACGAAGTCAAGGCGTTGCTCGCATCAGTCTCATTCACATACAAACCACCATTGGGTCTGTCTTTCCTAGTGCCATTAGAATCACAGAATGTGATGTTGTAGGCAGCAGCAACTTGGTTGTCGCCCATATCACCCCTTAGTGTACCTGTCATCTCCGGTATAAACCTGCTAGGGCTACCTTCCCTAGCTGCGATTCCGGGTTCAAACGAGATAGACGCTAGCGGTGTGTCACCACGAACATTAGCACAATTCTTTGTTGTGAGTTGTGCTGTGTCGCTAGGCTGTGGGTTATGGTGTTGCTTCATGTCGTAGGTGGCTATGTGTGGTGCTTCATGAAGACAGTTTAGGGTTGGGCACAGGTCGTAGCACACCTCTGCGTCACCCTGTCCTGAACTTCTACAAATCACACTCACAAGCTTACCTTCATGTGCGTACTGATCACTAACACCCTTAGGCCCATCAGCAGCAGCTAGTGCACCTGTGATAGGGGATGAGTATTCTATCTTGTAGGCACCGTCAACTATTTGTGAGTGGTCAACACCACGGTCGCCAAAGCCTCGTGTAATAGTTCCGGTAATTTCTTTCCTCTTTTCTCTGCTCGGCGTAGAATCCCTGCGCACGCTTTCGCACTCAAATAGAACCTTGGAAGCACTTGTTGTGTCTCCAAGACATCCGACAACAAACACACGCTTGCGTCTTTGGGCGAGTCCGAACCATTGAGCGTCAAGCACTCTGTAGGCCCACCCATACCCCATGTTCCCCAACGATGTGATGAAGGTAGAAAAATCTTTTCCTCCGTTAGATGACAATACACCGGGGACATTTTCCCAGACAATCCACTTAGGCCGTCTACTTTCAACGACTCTAAGGTAGGTAAGCATGATGTTTCCCCTGGGATCGTCCAATCCACCTCGCAAGCCTGCAATGCTGAAAGACTGGCAAGGTGTTCCTCCGACCAAAAGGTCAATTGTTGGTAACTTCCATTTTTTGTGCTCATTGATGTCTCCGTAGTTCTTAACTTTAGGGTAATGGTGTTTTAAAACTTCACAAGGAAAAGGTTCTATTTCAGAAAAACCTGCGGGTTTCCACCCTAGGTTTTTCCAAGCAACAGACGCTGCTTCTATACCTGAACATACCGATAAATACCGCATTATGACCCTCTTTTCTAGTACAATTGGGGCTAAAAATCAACACTTGGTTATTATATGACATTTCAATAAAGTGTATAGCCTAAATTAGTATTGACTAATAGTCTACCAATGGTATCTTATAACTACCTTGATGTCTATTTCCCCATAGACTGGGTGCACCCAAAAGAGGCCCTCGCTGAAAAGCGGGGGTCCAAATATAAATGGCTAAAGAAGATGTAATACCAGACCCGTTTGCACAGATACCACAAGAGCGTGGGTACGACTTTCCAGAAGCAGAGATAAAAGAAGGTCGTGTGCCTGGGGATGGCGGTCAACCACTACCACACTTCATGACATTCAGTCAAGTTGTGAATTGGGCATCACGCACATACCGTTACACATTTGACGAAGCACTTAGGCACAGTGCAAAAAACACACTTGCGATGCGGCGTGACCCTGTGATCATGGAGTGCATACGGTCAAGGCAAATGCCAACCGCACAATTGGGGTGGCACCTAGAGCCACAGAACCCAGAAGACACAGCACAGATGGAAGCAGCTAAAGAGTTAACGGATATCATTAAACAGACTCCAAGACTTCAGCAACTACTGATGCACCTCTTAGAGGCAATGTTCTATGGTAGGTACGCCGTCCAGCTAAACTACGAGTGGGATTACTCAACAAAGAAACGCCGTATGTTGGTTAAGGATTTTAAACCCATCAACGGCGACAAACTTGTGTTCAGGTATTCAGGACAGGCTGGAATACTAGTGCACGCAACTTTTGACGGTTCATGGGCTATTACGGATCGTGGAAGGGCACATTTCTTCACGCCTGACGAGCGTGAGCAAATAATCATACACAAGCACGAACCAGAAGACGCTGACTTCTATGAAGGCGAGCTAGCTGGTGGTATTCATGGTGTAGGTATCCGCAGTAAGATTTACTGGCTGTGGTATCTAAGGTCACAAGTTTTGACCTTTCTGATGGACTATCTAGAACGCATTGGTGCAGGTGGACTCACTGTGTACTATTTCGAGGCTGGTAACCCGCAATCGCTAGCTGAAGTTAAGCAATGTGCTGAAGAGCAGATGAGGAACAACACAATCCTATTCCCAAGATACCGTGACAACTCAACTGCGGGTCCGGGGATAGAGAGAATTGACCCATCACCCGCTGGTGCACAGCTATTGTACGACCTTATTACGGCCTATTTTGATCAACAGATCAGAAGGTTCATAAAGGGTGCCGATGATAACGAAATGACCTCAGGAGAGGCACAGGAGATCGGCGACACGCACTCTAGGATGGTGCGATACGATGCGATGAACCTACAAGACACACTGACGGAAGAACTTGTTGCGACTCTTCAGAAATACAACTTCCCCGGATTACCACAAATACGCTGGAAATTCGATATTGATAAACCTAATGCTGCTGAAACACTCACAGCGGCACAAGCGTTTTATCAGATGGGTGGTACTTTAGATGAAGATGAACTTAGGGCTATTTTAGGCTTGAGCCGACCACAACCCGGTCATGCGATACTAGCCCAAAACATGCCGCTAAACCCGTCCACAATGGGTAGCCAGCCCACAGGTGTGCCTCAACAAGGGCAACCGGGGCCTATGCCTGAGCAAGGTGCAGAAGCGGCTCAACCTACACCGGACGGGGCACAAGGTGCGGGGGCATAAAGCCCCCCGCCCTTGTGTGTAATTTTAACAAAGGAGTTTAAATATGCATGGTGACAATGTTAGAAAAGCTATTAAAGATACCGATAGTAGAAATAAAATAACACAAGGTGTAAACGATTACGCTAAAACTAACCCACTTAATTTTAGTGGAAAACAATGGCCTTTGGAGAAATCTATGAAGACTGATAAAACTACAAAGTATACACCAAAATCTGGTGCAGAACCTGGAAATACTGTTAAGGAGCAAGTAGATAAAGTAAGAAAAACAAATGATAAGGCTAGGGCTATTAACGACTATGAAAAAGTAACAGGCAAGGAACCTAGTAGGAACCAAAACAGAAAAGCATTCAGGGTTAATAGCCTTAAGCACAACAAACCTGGACAACCTAAATCTACTGCACCAAAATACAAGGCAGAGGCAGGTAGTGGTTCAATTCCTTCAGGCACAAACACAAATATACCAAAATATAAAGCACAGGCAGGCTGTGACCCAATGGAAGGTAGAAGAAAAAAACCCGATGGTTCTTTTGGTTATTAACAACACAAGGAAATTACAATGCCAATAGATCCACACGAAC